TTTTTCAGCACATCATCAGAAGTATTTGTAATTTGTTTGGCAACAGCATTACTTCGTGCTTCGGATACAGTACCAACTCCTTGTCCAGGAGTAATACCAGTTTGTTTTTCAATCAAAGCAGCTGTTTCGTTTTTTCTTTGTTGATCGGTTTTTCCACCATCACCCTTTGGTGGTTGTTTTTTTGTTAATACACCAGAGACAACATTATCTTGTTGATTGTATTCCTGCTGTCCAAGTCCTCCTGCTTTTACATCTTCACCAAATCCACTCTTTACATCAAATCTTCCAGAACCATACTTAACACCAGAAGTTCTTCCAAGGACATTAGTAATCATTGGAATTTGTCTTTTATCACCATCCAAAAATCTTCCCAGAACAACATCACCAGGAGATATTTTTGGTGTTCTCAGTCTTCCAGCACCACCAGAACCATCACAAGTTCCGAGAGCACATATAGCATATGTAATTTCTTCATCTTTGATTGTTCCTTGATCAACAGGATGATGTCCCATTATGGCAACTCTGTATCTCCACCCCCATCCAGCAAGACCTGCCAACTGGTCTTTTTGAGAGTCTCCAGATAGAACAATACCAAGAAACTCATTGGTTCCCGCACCATAAAAATTTAAACTAGAAGATGAGAAAGCGTCCATTAGGTATTTTTAGTGAAGTGTAATCCGTATGAATCTCTAACTAAAACAATCGATGTAACTGATTTATTCGGTTCAAAATGATGGCAAAGACTTTTTATTATATATTCTCCACTCTGGCGTTCATCTACACCCTGTTCTTTTTTTGTGGATGTGCTCTCCACATTCATTTTAATCTTTCTTCCTGCTTCAAGATCTAAATTACAAGGAACAGAAATCGAATGAGACTGAGAGAACATTACATTATATCTCGTTGTCCCAGCAGCATAATATAGTTCAGGACTATTATTAATTCCCAAGTTTGCCTCATCGGCACCAACATCTAGAATAGCAGTTTGAACTCTGTGATATCTCTTTCCAGCATTAAAGTCTGATGCTAATATTCCAGGAAGTTTTGGTTTCTTGGCAACAGAGGAAAATTCTGGATCATTCACTACAGAAATATCAATTTCTTTAAACTGTAGGTTTGATGGATTGAAGAAAATATTTTTAGTGGCATACACACCAGATCTAATTTGTGATAACAAACTTTGATCTTTTGTAGTTGTAAGAGATAATACCTTGAAATTATTACTTGAGTCTTTTAGTTCAACAGAAGATTGTACAGCACCATTATAATTATAATCATTTCCATACTTCTGTTGTTTTAATAATCTATCAGCAGAAACATAATGAAACTTAGACTTAGTTTCATATATGAAATATCCAGGATTTGATACGCTGGAAGGAACCGTTGCTTTTGCCAACATAAACAAAATATCAAACGGTCTTTTATTCATACCAGTAAATGAATATGAATTTGCCGAAGGATCTATATCAATTTTATTCTGATCAATAGTAAGAACTTCTTTCAGAATTTTTTGAACAGAGTCTGTAATTTTTCCTTTGTAGTGTTTTGTTATTCTTGTTGTTTCGTTCAACCATCCAATGCGAGAAATAAATTTAAGAACTATTGTTTCACTGGTAGGACTTTTATTAATAACACTAACTTCAGTAACATAAAGTCTCTTGAATGGGTCAGTTGAAAAATCTAAAAAATTGGTTTCATTACCAACACCTGCTCTAAACTTTGCTGTAATTACACATCCGGCACTGAGTGGTAAGAAGTTATAGAGAGAACCACTTCTCTGTTGATTATCTTCGGTAGATACTGCGGCATCAGTTGTACTGACAATAGTAACATTACCAGTAATATAAGGTGAGAGTATGGTTTCATAATAGTTGAATCTTATAACTCTAAACTTACCACTGTAAGCATCCACAGCATTAGAACCATCCTGTGAGATTATCTTAAATTCTTCGTATTTAACTTCTTGTGCTTCTAACATTATGGTATAAAGAGTGAGAATGCTGGTTTTGGTGCTTGTGGAATTAGTATTGGTTGTAGTGATGCTGCATTTTGGGAACTAGGAATAACGGTGGTTTCTTGTTTTATAAGAGGTAATATTAAAAGTTTAGTTTGTGGATCATCTACTGGAGTATCTATATTTAATGGATTTTTTTCAAGTCCTTCAAGTATAGCAAGTGTTTTATTTGCTTCTATTTGTTGCCTTTTATTCTCTGCTATTTTCTGTTGTTGTCTTTTAATTAAAGCAGTCTCATCACCTGGACCAGAATTTAAATGGTTCAATGTATATTGAACACCACCACTTTCAATAATAACTCTATTACCATAACCATCACCACGATCTGGAATAAATTGAACATATTTCAATCCACCTTGTAGTGTTATATTTTGATCTGGATCACCAGCCCAGTCTTCACCATTGTGCATTCTGCCCCATCTCCATTTAATACCAGAAGTAAATCTCAATCTTTGTGTCATTGGAATGCCACTTACAAGAATATTATCTTTAACAGAGTCTGGTATGGCAGTTCCTGGATTTGTGTAGTTTTCAATATGAATATGAGAACCTCCAGGTCCTTTTGGTTCTGTCGAACCAGTGTATCCAACGGTTCCAATTACTTCATCCGATCTCACATCAATTGGTGTTAGATCAGATGCTGGTCTTGTTCTTGGTCCCTTATTACTTGGTTTATTATCCATTGGTTTTTCATCACCATCTCCACCAAATTTTTTAATAGTTTTTAGAGTTGCGACAATCTCCTCAAACTTACTCATATTCTTATTATATAAGTCAGTAGTTTCTGTATTCTGCTCAGAAGTCTTAGAGAACAATTTTATTGGATTTGTTTTTTCATTACCAATTGTTGTTCTCTTTGGTTGTTGATTTGCCTGAGATTGTTTATTGACTGATCCACCTCTGTTTCTCTTTTGTATCTTTGGATTACTTTCTCCCGAGAATCCCTGTGGTGGTGATATCTGTGGAGATGCTTGTGGTGTTGGTTGTGGGAACATATTCCCTGGTGCCATTGGAGCAAAAGGCATCTCTGGAATAACGATACCATCAGCATCAATCTCACCATCCAATCCACGTAGTTCTTTTTCGGATTGTTGTATGTTTTTCTTAGCTTCGTCTGTTTTAAAAAGAGAAGATATACTGTTATAGACTGATCCTATTCCATTTGCTATCACACCAAGTGCCTTGACAGTTCCAACAACAAATGGTCCAACTGTTTTTACAAATGAAGATACTTTTTCAATAATTATAGGTAACTTATCAACTAAAAATCCAAGAATAAGATAACCAAAGAAGTTTATAATACGGTCTTTGATGCTCATCACCATTCCACCAACACCTGATAGAATTTTTTTACCAAATCCCATTCCAGGAACGGTTGGTTTTTCTGCTTTTTGTTCTGCTTCTACTCTTCTTCTGTCCTGAACTTCTTTACTAATTAATGCTGTTTTTTTAGAGTCAATTCTTCTAACTTGAGTATTGGATTTGATAAGAAAACTCTTAATGTTAGTAACATTAAGTTTTAAATTTTCTACTTGAGTTGTAGTGTTTAGTTCTTCCATTTATCAACCTCCATATATTCCAAGTTCCATCATCGCATAAGCAACATAGAAGTTTGATGGGTCTTCGGCATCAACCATTGGCATTGAAGTACCACTAGCGGGTGCTTTTGTCATAGTCCCTGATGGTAACATGGTTTGATTTCCACCACCCATGTTTATTGGTGGAAGAACTGCTAATGATGATCCTGATGATGGTCTCTTCAAATCTTTCGGTGTTCTTCTTGGTTGCTTTAAATTAACACTAATTTGCCCAACAACTCCAGCAGAATTCATCTCAATTCCCGATTGAGCAGAACCCATCAGATTTCCAACCTTTAATTTTGGCATCGAACGAACATCACCACCACCATATATTCTTTGATATAAATCTGGATCATCTTCTTTTAGTTTAATTTTTTTGACGAAATCTTCATATTCTGTCAATGTGGTTTCAAACTTTTCATTTGCTACTTTGAACGTTTCGTTATTTTCTTCTTGCTTCTTAAGGGCATCAATCATCATAGTATAAAGTTGACCACCATTATAAATGACATCATCAATGAATGGTCCAAATTTTTTGCTTCCTTCTCTTGGAACGACCTTTTCACCAGGAGTTGCCAAAAGTGGGACAATATCTCTATTTACATTTGGTCCAGGAACAGTTCCTCCTCTATTAAATTCTAAACCAGAACCTTCTTCTTTATCCTCACCGCCACCAGTCAACATATCATAAACAGTACCACCAAGTAAGTCACCAATAACACTACCTAATAATGTACCAACTCCAGGAATAGGTATAAACGATCCTAACGCACCACCCAACATAGCACCAATAGACTTTGCTGCTGCTCTTCCAATAGGTTCTCCTAAAGCTAATGAAAGACCAAAATCAATTAATGCACCAAAGAAAGGTATTCTCTTAACCAACGGTCTTAATAGTTTTCCAAGACCTTTTGCTCCGGGACCCATACCCATGGATTTCATCATTCCAGATCCAAGTTTTTTTAACCCTACATCAGCACGCTGGAGTCCTTTTGCTAATGGATTTTTTGATCTTGTTACAACATCTAAATCTATCTTTTGTCGTGCGCCGCCACCATCAAATTTAACAGGTCCTGTTCTTCCACCAGTTCCAGTATAAAAAGATCTAGTTTCTCTACCTATCGTTACACCCCTTCTTCCACCTGAGGCATTTCGAAATAATCCACCACTACTTCCACCACCACTACCTCCACCAAAACCACGTCCAGTCGCAAATCTGGCAATGCCACGGAGAAGACGATAGAGTCTTGTAATCTTTCTAACAACTCTAAGAACAAGAACACCACCAATCACCATCAAAATGGTATTGGCATTTTTTGATAGGAAATCAAAAAATCCTTGTATCTTTTCTATACTACCTGGTTTGCTTAACCACTTTAATCCTTGATTGATTAAGAAACCACCAACCAGTGCTCCAAAGAACTGAAGTATTCTATCAAATATATTCTTTGTAGGAGCAATGATTTTATCTACGGTTTTACCAATCTTTGATCCAAGTTTATTGACAGTCTCTGCGCCTTCTTCTGCCTTACCTCTCTTTCTCTTATCAGTAGCACTTCTTATTTTCTTTACTTCATCTTCTTCTTTTGCTATCCTATAAGCAAAATCTAAAGAAAGTTGCTTTTGAATTTCTACAAGTATATTATTAGTCTCTACCAGAGTCTGTTCTATCGGGGCAGACTCTTTCTTTAGATACTTTGGATCTACATAACTGGCACGAGCACCAATCTGCATTCCCTTGGGAATTTTAATAGTAGTCGATGTACCAGTTAAAGGGGAAGCGCCACGAAATATTGAGGAAGAAACCGTAGTTTTTCCTAACTTAGGTTTTGCCTTTAGTGATGGTGCGGTAAATGCCTGACTACTAAATGCCACTCTGCTGCTGTTTTAGATTTTCTTCTTCAATATACTGTTGGAGAAGAGTAACATAAATTTCTCTCTCCCACGGTATCATATTTTCAATCTCCGTCAAACTATATTTATGGTGTTGGACGAGAGCAAAATTAGTTCTATAGTAGTTTTCCAGGCTTTCATGCGCCATCGCTAGCTGAAAAAACTTGCTAACCCTTCTAGAACAACTTCACTCTCAACACCTGTCTCTGGATTTTTGACCTTAACAGTATGTGCAAGTTTTGGCATCGTATTGAAGAACTCTTCAATATCCTTAAACTGTTTTGTGTTCATCTGTTCGACAAACTCTCTCAGTTCTTTCTTGGTACAGTCCGAAGCACTCCAAGACTCATCTTCAGTGAATACTTGACCGATACAAGCAACAATAACTTCAAGTGATTTATCAACATCACTTCCAGACTCAGTATATTCAAAGTTATTCTCAACGAACTGAGCGAGAGAAGGATATTTCATTTGGATGGAAAGATTATCATCCAATTTAACAACATTCGAATGTTTTGGATTTTTATCAACCTTAATAGCATCCAGATCAATTTCAACTTTTACTTTAGTTACATTATCATCTGGGCAAGTAATATTAACTTCTACTGTTTCACCAACAGAACGAGCACGAATGTTCAGGAAGAGATATTCAATATCAAATGTTGAAAGGTCATCAACTTTTACACCGCGTGTGCTAATACAATCGGTGATAACAGTTTTAATTGCATTTGAGATTTGTTTCATATTCTCGGACTCAAGTGCCATAATGAGAATTTTTTCTTCTCTTACCAGAAAGGGACGATACTTAATTTTCTTTCCAGTAGAGGGTAGTTCCAACTCATATGTTGGCGTAGAGATCTTTGGTAAAGGCATAACAACCCGAAAAGTTCAGATGTGATTATTTATTACCTTTCTTTAAAGTCCTCCTGGACCAGTTACTCCTGTTCTTGGAGGTGTTCTTGTGGCAGATTGAGCTGTTCCACTTGCGTATGCTTTATACCATTCTTCATCAGTTAAGATTCCCTTGAAGGGTCTCTCTACTGGTTTTCCTGTTGCTGGATTAATAGGTATAACTGGCGATGGACTTACTCCCTGAACACTTTGAGTACTTTGTGTACCTGATCCAGAACCAACTCCTCTTCCTTGAACAACAACATACCTATCATAAGCAAAAGAAACAGTCACTTTTAAAATATCTGCTGGACCATAAGAAACTGGAATAGCAGCCATAGATTTTGGAAAAACATTATAAAATTGATACGTCAACATTGGAGCACCAAGTTTAGTAGTATCTTTCTCAAATTTCGTTATAAACATGTTCTGAGTTTTATATCCAGTTTTTGGATCTAACGGATAATTAAATCTCTTATAATGTTTGTTAGAAAGTTCTATAGGACGTGCTCTACCTTGGTCTTCTTGACCAGTTCCAGAAACATAATCCATCCACCCTTCAAAAAACTTGATCATTTGATAATTTTTATCAACGTAAAAAGTAAAATCGGTATCAATATACAATCTAGTATGAGCATATTGCTCATTTATGCCATGAAAGTTATCTTTAACTTCTGCCGTGGCAAATGAACTTGTGGGAAGTGTCGCATCAGCACACATCAATCCGCTTTCTTGAGTGATGAATTCTGATTTAACTCCATATCTACTAGAAATATGTTTTTGTAATCCTTCAGTTAAAGTTGAAAAATGAACTTGATAATAATTTGTAAGAGATGGTTTGGCAATGTCCTTAGATTTAAGGACACTCATCTTAGGTTCTTGGACTACTGTCTTTGGCGATGCCATCTAAATATCTCTAATGGAGCCTACATTATTAAGTATTTAGATGTCATATAAGGGAAAATTTCAACCATCATACCCACAAAAATACAAAGGTGACCCAACGAATATAATCTATCGTTCTCTATGGGAGCGAAAGTTTATGGTCTACTGCGATAAGAACAAAAATATACTTGAGTGGGGAAGTGAAGAGATTGCCCTCCCATATCGTTCTCCTATCGATAATAGAATTCACAGATACTTTCCCGATTTCTATATTAAGGTGCGAGAAACGAACGGGCAGATCAAGAAAATGATCATCGAGATTAAACCCAAGAAGCAAACAGTTGAACCAAAAGTTCAAAAGAAGAAAACAAAAGGATATATCTACGAAGTCTACGAGTATGCCAAGAACCAGGCAAAGTGGAAAGCAGCACGAGAATTCTGTAAAGATAGATTATGGGAGTTCAAAATCATCACAGAAGACGAACTAGGTATTAAGTAATGCCAAGAAAAACTCTCAAGCAGAGAAAAGAAAAATATCCAACAGAGAACGAGATTAATCGAATTCGTTCTGTGATGGATAATATTATTGGTATGGAAGATCCCGATGATGTAATGATGGAACTTATGAGCACTATACCTGAGAGTGGTAAAGCACCATCTGCTGGAAAGTATTATGCCTTTGTTTATAATCCAAAGACTCCTAATATACTGTATGATCAAAATCCACTAGTTGCCGTTACTGAAGTATTTGAATGGGGATTTCGTGGTCTTAATTATCACTGGGGTGAAATGCGCCAATACACTTGGAATGAAATCCCAGGGCAGTTGTATGAAATCTATCCAGAAGAACTTGCTGATGCCAGAGAACTGCCTTTTATGAAACAGCGTCTAAATAGTTAAAAAAGTAGCCGAAATGGCAGATCTTACTCCAGAAATTGTAGATAAACTTAATAATATTCTTGGGGCACAGCTTCAGAAAGCTGGAGTACAAGTAAGTAATACTACTCCAACACTTCAGGCACTTCCAGGTAGCCAACAAGCAATTGAGTTGGCGGCAAGGGCAAGGGCAACGAGTGGTCAGAATTTAAGATATCCATATGAGCAGCACAGTGGTACTACTCAAGATTATATTCATTTTAGTACATTCCTTTACAGAAGAGGACAAGGAAGGGATGTCGCAAATCCTGTAGTTTTAGATCCATACACGGGACAACCTACCAATCCCAATGCTCCTGCCGTTTTGTCAACAGGTCCCCTAGTTTCCCCACCAAGAAGAGGTAATGGACCAGCACCTAATGATCTTATTAAAACTGGTGATACAGTAATTTTACCAATTCCTGGGCAAATCTCAGATACAAATGCGGTAAATTATGGGGAAAGTAATTTAAACAATTATTATGCTGCTGGATTAACTAGTATAATGAATATACAAAATGCTGGTGGACCAGGAGCACTATTTCAGACTCTTGGCAATCAAACTGGCAATTGGTTTGATTTAGTAAAGAATGATGCCAATTTACAACAACTTATCAAAGCATTTTCTGCTCAGCAAGCAATAAGTGCTCTTGGAGCAAATATTTCATTAGAACAATTATTTGCTAGAGCAACTGGATCAATAATAAATCCAAATATGGAATTATTATTCAATGGTCCAACTTTAAGGCAGTTTAAATTTCAGTTTAAATTTACTCCTAGATTTGAAAGAGAAGCACAAGAAGTTAGATCTATAATTAGGTCTTTTAAAGCAGGTATGTCTCCTATTGGAAAGGACCAAAATTTCTTAGGAACACCAAATATTTTTCAAGTCCAATATGTTGGAGAATCTTCAAAATATTTGAATAAATTTAAACTTTGCGCTCTTACAAATATGAGTGTCAATTATACTGGTGAAGGAAATTATGCTACCTATAGTGATGGTGCTCCAGTTTCTATGATTATGGATTTGGCATTCCAAGAACTAGAACCAATTTATGCTGAAGATTATAATCCAAGCGTAGGAGGAGTAGGTTACTAAAATGGGATACTTTAGAGAACTTCCAAATATATTATATCCTTCTTATCTGTCTGATAAGAATTCATCTCTTAACTACACTGAGGTCAAAAACCTCTTCCGTAGAGTAAAGTTGAGAGATGA